TTGGAGCCAGTCCATAGCGCCAAAGGTGATCTTCTAGGCTACTTCTGCAAGGGTATTCTGGTTAAGTCTTGTACATACATCAATGTTAAGTCAACCGCTGATAGTACAGGATGTATTAGATGTACAGAACGAAACACCTACAACGCAGTTCAACAACGAAAACGGTAATCTTGGAGGATTATGATGAAACTACCTGAAGAGCCAAATACGCTAAAATTAACCAAACAAGAATTAAACTTCTTATACTCTAATTTTAGTTCGGAAGAATACACGCATGATGATGATCTTTTAGACTTAGCCTGTTCCATAGAGGCTAAATTATGCTTGGCTGCGAACACCAAAGTCACTAACTAGAGGTTTATATGCAAATTAGAAGAAGTGTCTTAGCTATAGTTTGGGTAGGCACCCTAATCATCGCCTTTTGCGTAGGGATTAGCTACGAAAAGAAAGATAGTGAAATAGCTCTAGCCAACGCTAGTGTATTGATAGACGACATTTGCAAATGGGTCATACTAGAAGAAGATAATTACTTTGGCGGCTGGCCTATGATATGTAGAGATTTAAAAAGCCAAGGGCATTTAGACACGAAAATGAACTAAAGTATGCCAAAAAAGAAGGCTAAGACTGCACAACAGCTCCGTAAGGATGCCTTAAAGGCTCTACAGAAGCTTGTAAGGCTCAAGGCGGCAGATGATAACGGGTACTGCTCCTGTGTCTCCTGCGGCTGTACAAAGCCTTGGAACGAGGGTATGCAGGGTGGTCATTTTATTCCTAAAGGGTCTAGTTCGTACTGGGCCTTGGAGGAAGAGAATGTTCACCCCCAATGCGTATATTGTAACCAGTTTGGTATGAAGCATGGCTCTGCTGCACAGAATTACACGCTATATATGCAAGATATGTACGGCGATGAGACGGTAAGGCAGATGCTGGCGGATGCCAATAAACCGAAGAAGCTCTACACCGCTGATTATCGAGAGATGATTGAGGAGTGGGAAAAACAAATCAAAGAACAATTGGAGAGGATAACATGATTGAATCACTATCTATGGTCGTAGACGACCCGGAAAGCAACAAAAAGCTACTTATTGACTACTTACCTCAAGATAAGCTTATAACCATTAGTATTGACGGGTACGATTCTTTATACAGTTTTATTATAAACGACCCTAAGACTATGATGGCTATAGGTGATTACCTATACGCTGCTGGCGAAAACCTAGATTAGTGGCAAAGTTCTTTTCATTATGAAAGAATATAGCTCAAGACTGAGTATTTTATGTACTGTCCTCTTGGTAGTGTATTTACTCCCTGTAGATCTTTACGCCCAGACGGATAGCGGCAATACCTCAACCCAGAGTGGTGATTTAAACACCAATCAGCAGGGTGCGACTGTCGATTCAAACAATGAGACTACCACTAACACGAACCAGTACAACGGTGCTGGCTCTGCTAGTGAGATACCTGTTGCTTCGGCAGTAGCTCCAAGTTTGATGTCAGGCGGTAACGATAGTTGCCTAAAGTCTACCAGCGGCGGCGTATCTACTTTGCAGATAGGTATCAGCACTGGTAAGTACATACAGGATGAAGAGTGTAACCGGCGTAAGGATGCTACAGTTCTCTTCTCAATTAACATGAAGATTGCATCTATAACCAGGATGTGCCAGTCGGATAAAATCTGGCTGAGTATGTTCCAAAGCGGAACCCCTTGTCCTCTGATAGTAAATGGTAAGGTAGTCGCTGGTAAGAATGCTTATTTAATGATGAAAAGGAAGCCTAAGCTATTTGTTGTCGGGTATGAAAAAAACAAAGAATACTTTGATATAGCTTTAGGAATTAATGGAGAATCTGGAGATGAACAAAAAGAAAATAGTGGCGAGTCTATCTCTTCTAGTTTCCGCACAACTAAGTGGTGACACTGGAGTTTACTACCCACAAGCCGTTAGCTTTGGGTCCCTCATTGATCCCAACATCAACCCTTTACGTCCTATCGGTGATTTTGTAGAAATACAAGAGCTGGTCAACACTGCTAATTACATCAATACTCAAGTCAGCGATGCTCAGGCTAGTGTGATAGAGATGTCAATGGGTGTACCAACTGACCCTACAGGCGTTGCAGGTACTGTTGTGCCGGTAGCAGGGCGTACAGATAGCCACAAGATAGACTTAGTAGAAGTCGCTTACTACAACCAATCTATACTCGATACAGCCAACGCTAACTATTATTCAGCGGAACACTTACTGGTGGACTCTTATGAAGAAAATATGGACCAGATGCAAGCAGCAATTGATATGTTCTCAGACTCGGCTACAGAAATATCTAAAGCGGAAGCAATTTACACTGAAGCTGTTAATGCTCAAACTGACGATGAACGTATACAGTTGCAGAATTACATTCGCGCAAATGATGTACAGATTGACCAATCGACAGTCCAAACCTTTAATCAGTCACTGGATACTATTGAAGATAAAGCGCAGGCGGCTACAGCAAGCCTCTGGGCGAGTCAGGACTCAGCAACACTCGCTATGATTAATTACGATGGCATTGCTACGCTATCGAATATAACTAACTCTACAGTGGCCTACGATGCTTGGACTGACCAATTGACGGTTACTTGGGATAATGCAACCAATACTGTGCTCCAAGGTGTATTCTTTAACAACGATGCCAATATAGGGTGGACTCAAGCCACTACAGAGGTCTATGACGGCTTTTACGGTGATACCCCTCCCGTTACTATTAATGAGATGTACAGCGCTTACAGCTACGGTTCAGGAGAGAATGTGGCATCTATGGGATCTGGTTATAATATAAACGCAAAGCTCTATGACCCGGTACAGTTGGTTCAAGATGTTATAGAAGTTACGAATGAAAATCCAACTACAAATTACAACAATCAGAACGGTAATCTAGGCGGTCTTTAATGGGTGTTGAGGATATAGAGCTTGACGTTGGGGGAGTCAAGTTTAAGGGTGTTTACATAGCGATATTGATGTCTTTTGCTACAACCATCGGCGGTGGAATATGGGCCGCTAGTGAGTTTGTCAGTCGAATAGATAACTTAGAGGCAAGTGTTGCAAGTTTGTCTAGCAGTATTCCAGACATTGGCCCTATGCAAGAGCAAATCATTGCGATAGAAACAAAGATTACAGACAACGATCTGGGTCACTTGCAGGGTAAGTTGGCTGAACTATCTACATTGCTGGATAATATAAAAGAAAGGCAACAGGAAGTTTTGGACAATGCTGCGGCATCTACTGCTAAAGTAAACAGCATGGAGAAAGACTGGATAGAGATTAGGAACGAGTACAAGGCTATGGCAGATGCTATAAAAGGCTTTGAGGACGCTGTAGGTAAATTTAAAACTGAGATAGATGATCTGTGGAAAGGACTGGATGCAGCATCATCGCCATTAGGATAATCTAGGATAATACTATGAAGATAATTAATAAGATCAAAGAAGCTGTAAAGAAGTTAATCAATAAAGTTAAGGGCCTGTTTAAGAAGTTAAAAGTCCTAACAGTAGAGTCAAGAAGCTAGAATGGATATAGGTCGATACCCTATCGTAAGGGTAACCTGGCGAGATGCTCAGGAAAGCGAGCAGGGTTGGCTAGACATAGAAGACTGTAAGAAAACACCTATGGCTATATGTTATACTGTAGGTTGGTTGGTGGAGCATAACGATGACACTATCGTCTTAATGACTTCTGCTGCTAAGTGCATGACTGAAGAAGAAGTAACACAAGGGGGTGGCTGTACGGCTATTCCTACGGACTGGGCCACTAAGATAGATTATTTGTTCCCGGAACCAAGAAAAGTGAAGTCAATAGAAGAATTATAGTCTATACTTTGTTTAACAGAATATGCCAGTGGGTAGGCATCCCTCCAGAGCTGCACCGGCCAGCTTACTCCCNCAGTCGGTACTTATTATGGGTAAAGGATCAAANCCAAGACCAATGGAAGTCAGTCGTAAGGAGTTNAAAGAGAACTTCGATAAGATATTCTATAAGAAGAAAGACTCAGAGGTTAAGAAGAATAAGAATACTATCTTGCCGAGGAAGGCTACTTAGCAATATTCATAGAGGCTCTTTCTAGCCTTTTTACTACACCATCGTTAGGGTTATTAGACTTTCTTTTCTTATACTCTTTGTGGTCTAACAACTCTGTTGCAGCCTTCTCGTACTTACCTTCGTTAAACAACTTAACCCATTTAGCAGTCTTACCGCTCTTGAGTCTTGTGTCACCACGATAGTGAGTTGACATAACAGCTTCTTGCTTTTCTAGGCTTAGGTCGTCAAAGCCAGGGAACATCTTTTTAGCTTCTTGTAGCTTATCGTCAAAGGCTTCTTTAAACGACATATCAATGTACTTGCCAGTCTGACCAACACCTGCTGTTTTGACGTTCTTCTTAGCAATACCAGAGTCAGCAGCGTCATCCTCATAGATACCATCAACAAACCCTTCTTCTACTACTACAGAGGCTTGTAGGGGCGTTAGATCGCCTTCTCGCTTAACTACCTCACCAATTGCATCAGCGCCGTAAAAGACTCTAGGTTTAGTTGCTTCACGGATCAAAGGCTGTGCTATCTGCTCAGCGACAACCTGCTCTTGAGGGTTCATCATCGCTACAGTTTGATTGACTAAATCAATGTCCATTATCGTTTTCCTGCTGGTGTAAAGTAGAACCCTATTATAGCGCCCAAAGTGGTAATCGAGACAAGGGAGATATGCCCTGTTGTGATTGACGTTGTAATTCCCTGATCGACTGGCATCTTATAGAGACCCCACAAGATACTAATTTCTTGGGTTTGTTCAGGGGGGATAAATGTAACGAGTTCGACTGTGGGATAGATTGTACAGAGGATTGAGATGGTTGCAAAATTGAGCATCCCGATAAGAGCAATAATCCTACGAGTAGTCCGAGTAAATATAGTCGCTTCCGGGTCATCGCTGGCATCTCCAAATATTGCCTTCTGGAACTCTATGTCTGCTTGTTTCATTTGCAGATCACGGATTAGCTCTCTCTTTGCTTCTGCTTCTTTAGCCTCGTTACGGCTCTGTACTGCACCACCTAGTATCTTTAGCATGGAACCCATCCCTGTGGCTCCAAGCGTTGATAACAGCATGGTGATTAGACCAAACATATTGCTAGGCTATCTCTCTCCGCGTCCTGCGATAGGTGATGATGCTTCGGTAACAGGGTCCCTAGTTGTTAATGCTGCTTGGTGGCCAGCAATCAAAGCCCACTGATGAGCTATTGCAGTAGCTTCGTCAATGTTTTTTATCTTATCAACAGATCCTTTGTACTGCATAAATAACTCAGGGTTTAAAAGCATTTGATTGGTTATATCATCAACAACTTCTCTAGGAAGGTCTTTCATTATTTTCTGCATAACCCTTCCGCCTACGTTAGCCATAATCAATGGAGATTGACCGAATTGAGCGCCAACTCTAGCACCCAAAACTTTACCTATAGTAGACATAATCAGAGCATCGTCCTCTTCTATTCTATTAACCCGGTAACCAGGTCTTGATCGAATCTTGTCAACTTGCTTGAATATGGAGTCAATTTGCTTAACTTGATCTGCATCAAATATTTCTTTAAGAACAGGAACCATTTTCTTTCTTTGGCCGTAAGGTACAAGCTGACCGTCTGTTATCATCCTATCTAAAAAGGCTTGCTGAAGACCTTGAAAGGCATCGCCTGACTCATCCAGCAAAGTCTGCCTCTTCAGCTCTCTAACAGCGGCCAAACTGTCCTTAGTTCTTTTTGATATAATAGCGTCAATTGCTTTGTTAGAGTCTTTTGTTGTCCATAACTCAAATGCACTTTGCTTTAATTTAGCTGTGCTTTCTTTCGCTGCAAGCTCCGCAAGCTCTACACTTTGACCTGAGTCTAAAGCGGCTTCAAGTTGCGACCTTGTTTGTCTAAACTCGGGTCGGCTTAGGAACTCTCCATACTGGCCATCGCTAAGGAATGCTCTTGATTTTTTAGGATCTATCGTACCTGTTTTTGGATCTACCGCTGATCTGGCAAAAGAGGCTTTAATAACGTCTCCTGTAGCCTCTAAAACACCTTCTCCATAGCCTGATGCCTTTATTAACTGGTCTGCTGAAACGCCGCCAGCAGCGCCTTTTAAGAAAGTTTTATCTGCAAGTAACTCGCCAATATCTTCGTTTTTTGTAAAATAACTTTTATCAAAAATAGATTTAACTTTAACTGTTAAGTCTCTTGCAGCGTTATAAGACTCACTACCATCCCTGCTTATTTGATCAAGAAGAATCTCTTGAAACTCTGACCCAAACTTTTTGTTAAATGGGTTTCTGTTTTCTTTGGGTATATTTCTTAGCTTTGTTGTTATAGAAGACCTCAAGTCAAGAAGCTCGTTTATATCAACTGGCTTTCCTTTCTTGGCTAGATTTTTTAATATTTTAAGATCATCTTCAAACATTGACTTATATTGAGACTTTGAAGTGTCCGTTGTAAAAGTCTCTTTAATCATGTTTTGCAAATCTTTATATATTGGTCTTGGATCAAATAATCTTTCATCTGCCCTAGTAGATGCCCAAGCTTGTTTGAGTATTTCATTTGAATTCTTTTCGGCTAATGATATTGCGTCATCAAGAACCACAGACGCTTCACCTACTGATAAAGGCGTTCCTGCATTATCCTGAGCATATCGAGCATGATCTATTGCTTTGTTAACATTTGCCTGAATTGCGGCTAGATTGTTATCTCTTCCAAGTTTTATCCACTCATCAGCGGCGTTAACAACACCTTGATTAACAAGATCATCTAAACCAGCTACAAGCATTTGTATGCCGCTATCATCTAACTGTTTTAAATCTGCTGCAATGCCTTTTCTTCCCTTCTCATAAGATATGATCCCTGCATCACCAGTAATCATGCCTAAACTTTGATTTAAACTACGACCACCAGAGTTTGCTACAGCCTCTTGAATCTTCAAGATTGCGGCTTCTGGATCCCTAGCGGCTCGCAAAATGCTGTCTATTGCCATTGCCGCTTGGCCTTCTTGAGAAAATAAGTTTTTCTTTACGTCAGATATACCCTTAGCTCTTTCTCCGATGCTAGACCCAACAGCCGCTATACTTGGCGTAATCATAGATGCTGCAATCATTAAACCTTGACTGCCATCAGTTAATTCTCCAACACCTAAAGCCCCTCCAGCTCCTAATGCTGTAAATTGCATTTCTTTTCTAAATGCTTCTGGACTAGAGGCTATTAATGAGTACTTTCCTGGCTCTTTGCCAGCCGTTAAAGCTCTATCTCTTGCCATCTTGCCAACTGACTGTGCAGCCTTACCAAAGCCAAGACCTGAAGTTCCAAGCTCAATAGCAAAACCATAAGGAGACATTTGTCTTTGCTGCTCAAAAGAAAGCTCTGTAGGCTCTCCTGATAATTTCTTCCTTGGGTCCCCAAGACCTGTTGCCTCTGCAAGCTCTTGGCCTAAGTATGGCGCTCTAGGTATAAGTCCCCTAACATCTCTTTGTTGAGATGTACCTGAATATGCGCCACCAGCGCCAAGAGCAGGAACCCTCTCAAGAAGGTAAGACATGGCGTTCCATCCCATAGATGGGAGGTCTAGTAAGCTTGTAACGCCTCTGATTCCGTACTGAGCATAAGCTTGAAGTTCATCAGAAGTATCTTGCTCTCCAGGCAGTCTTCCTATAGCGTCTATAAGGTCTTCTGACTCTGCATCGCCCACTGTTATAGGCTGGCCAGCTCCTGAACTTATTTGGTTCATTACAGATTGCTGTTCTTCAGACGATAAAGAGCTAAAGTCTACGGTGTCGGCAGTAGAAGCTTGAGCAGCTGGAGCCGCTTGTGCAGATCCTGATGGAAATAATGCTTTAAGGTCTTCTTCTGAAAGTGTGCTAAAATCTATTGTGTCAACCATCAATATGCCTTCTAGTATTCGCTATAGCCAAGATTCTTAACGTAAAATTCGTAAGGTATGTTTGTAACTCTTTTACCGCCAAGAATTATAAAGTCTCCTGGATTTGAGCTGTTTATCTGCCTATTATAAAGCGATTGAACATACTCTTGAGGAAACAGCCTTTTTTGACCGTTTACAGTCTTAACAAGATAGCCTTGACCTTTTGCTGAAGAATCTGCTGTTGGGAAAAACTTATCTAAATCTTTTGTAGATGCGTTAGCGCCCTCTGGAGACATATCTAAACCGCCAGCAAAAGGGTTTCTAGGATCTTGTCCATGACCATTAATAAAAGGCATAGACATTTGTTGAGCAACAGACATCCTAGCTTGAATTCCATATAAATCGTTCTGAGTTCTTGTGTAAGCGTTTTGTATTTGCTCTAACCCTTTTGGAGCATGAG